ATCAAGTATCCAAGGCAAATCACGTACACAGCAAATAATCTTGGTCTGTGGGTAAAGGTCTTTCAGCAAAGATGTTTTGGCAGTCCATCCTCTGCTAGTGTCAAACACTACTTTGGGGGTAACTGCTTTGTAGTAAGCCTCAAATACGTCTTTCAGTATTTGTTTGCGTCTGACTTCATCTATCAAGTGATTGCTTTCGCTTCCAGTAATGACGTTGATGGTAGATGCCACCAAGCCTTGTACTGGCGAGGAAATATCTGCATAGAACTCAGGGTTCTGACGCAAGATAGCCGAGAGTAGGGTTGAACCTGACCTTGGCAAACCTGAGATGAAGAAAAACTCTTTCATCCTTGGTTTTCCATTGGAATCCAGTTGACTGTAGCTTCATCCCATTGATAGCGAACATTGCCACCATTCATAATGGCATCAGCAGGTCTTGCTACTGGCGCAGCCCATGTCATTGTGTCCAAGTAACCAATCCAAGATGGATAAGGCTTACGAGCCTCATGCTCGGCAACTTTAGCTGCGTTAAATTCTGCTTCTGTTAGGACTTGCAGAACACCCGCAATGTTTAAGTCAGCGTCTGCATCACAAGTGCCATAGTATCTAGGCGCACGAAGATATGTGCCATCAGATGATGTTGGCACAGGCCATGTAGAACTGTCATGCCAAATGTGAGTCCAACCTTTGATGGCTGGCATTGATGGGCCTGTGCGCTGTGGCTCAGATGTGCAGACTATTTTAGTTACTGCGTCTACTTCGGTGATACAAATGTACATTGTGATACTCCTTATAAAATTTAAACTGCCACTCTGCGGATGGCTCGGGCTATATACGAACTGGCTTTGTAGTTTGGTAATTGATTACCATTTGGAAAATATTGAACCCATGCTTTATTTGCAGCATTTTCTGTACTTGTCCAGTAACTAACACCACCAACAAAAGACTGTGAATTTCCTGTTAAGAAATCAGTTGCTGAAGTTTGAGATGGAGTACCTGTCGTGTAATTGCTGCCCCTACTAGGAACTGCATTTGTATTTGTTCCTGATGATGTATTGTTATTTGCTGTCGTAGGTTTTAAGTTGTAATAACAAATTTCCAGTTCATTTTTAGCAGGTAAATACCAATCAGAAAAACCCCCAACTGATAAACCCTCACAGAAAAATGCCGCAGGGTGCGCTGCATCATTCATTGCTGCACTATTAGATGGGCCATCAATTACTGATGATGTGCCCGCTGTTGATGTGTTTGAAGTTTGCCAATTTGTGTTTGTAACTTGTGCCGAAGCTACAGGGCCAATAACTATGTAATGAGTTGCTACGCTACTAACCCCAATTTGCCCTGCGTAATATCCTCCCGCATATGCTTGACCAATTACTGTTGGAGGAGGAATTGGTGGACTAGGCCATAACCCTTGCTTCTGTAACTGCATAGCTTGGTCAATAGTCCACATCCCACTAGCCGCAGAACTTGTTGGTGCTACAGGGCTTTTAGTAATAAACCCGCCTGGATATTTTTGGCTCATGGTTATTCCTTAAACTGCAACTCTGCGAATAGCACGGACACGGGATGGAGCGTAAACACCATCCTTAGTAGCGTGGCCTTGCTGTCCATTACTGAAATACTGTAGCCTAGCGTTTGTTGCAGAAAACTCAGTACTAGACCAATAATAGTCAGCCACAAAGTCTTCTGTGCCAGTATCTTTAAAATCTGCTGACGAGGTTTGAGCAGGGTTGCCAGTTGTATAGTTACTTGCTCTTGCAGGGACTGCGTTTGAGTTTATGCCCGAAGATGTATCATTTGCTGTAGTAGTTGGTTTAAGGCCGTAATAACAAACTTCTAACTCGTTTTTAGCTGGCATATACCAATCGCTAAAACCACCAATTACCAAATCATTACAGAAGTGAGCCGCAGGATAAACAGTTGAACTACCACCAGCCACTAAATCTGCTGTATTTTGTGGGCCATCAATATCACTATCAGCACCAGTAGCAGCTGTGTTTGCATTTTTCCATTGCACAATACCACTTTGTGCAGAAGAAACAGGGCCAATAACTAAATTGTGTGTAGCAACTCCGCTTACACCTATTTGACCTGCAAAAAATCCCCCACCAAAAGCAGAGCCTATTGCTGGCAAAGTAGGAGGCCAATTTCCAGCCGCCAATGCTTGTAACTGTTGTGGAAGTGTCCATACCCCACTAGCAGCACTAGTAGAGGTTGTTGGAGCAGTAGCGGAAATTACACCGCCTTTGTATCGCATGGACATTTTTAGTCCTTATGTGATTTCTTCAAAGCTAATCGTAGCAACCAAGTCACCAGACGCACTAGCAAGCGCACCGATTGACTGATTTTCTAGCAAATAAAATGCTGTTGTTTTGTCGGTCACAATCAATGAAGCATCTGCGGGTACAGAGATGGTTGAGGCAATAGCCGTAGCCGTTCCACCTAAAGCAGCCGCAGAGTAGATGTTTACAGTAACATCAGCCGCTGCTGTGCCATCAATGTTTGCAATCAAGATTGAGTTAATCTTGAATACTTTATTACTTGATGCCGCATTTGAAGCCAGTTGCGTTGCACTTGTACCAACGGCAACCGATAAGGTATTACCGATGATACTTGTGACGTTTACGATATTAGGATTTGCCATAATATTTCCTTAAAAACCAAAGAGCATTGCCAACGCAATAGCTTTACCTGTTGAAACACCAGCAGTTCCCCAAGTAGGAGCTGCACCAGAACCGCCAGAAAGAAGTGCTTGACCTGCTGTACCTGCTGAACTTGCCACCAATAATCCAGTAGTGATATTTGGTGTAGTCAATACTGGTGAAGTAAGTGTCTTGTTTGTCAGGGTTTCTGTGCCCGTCAAAGTAGCAAAGCCACTAGCAGTAAATGCCGCCTGAGTCCAAGCCGATCCTGTCCACACATACAGAGTGTTTACTGAGTTGTTCCAGTACAAAGCACCTGTCAACAGAGCATTTCCATCATTGTCAACAGTAGGTGCAGAAGACTTAGAACCTAAGTATCTGTCATCAAAAGAGTCATAACTTGCCGCTGCCGATGTTGCACTAGCTGCCGCATTTGTCTCACTTGTAGAGGCATTAGATGCACTTGTTGCCGCATTAGAAGCAGAGGTAGCCGCATTAGAAGCAGAAGTAGCCGCAGCAGTTGTTGAACCAAATATCGAATCTATCTCAGTTTTGGTATAAGCATTTGTAATGTTATAGCCAGCAATCGTTGTTGGATTCGTTCCTGCCGTAGCCCGACCATAAGTGTCAAAAGTTACAGATTGGTAAGTGCCTGGCGTTACACCAGAAGATGCCAAATCAATGTTGTCCGAATTGACAACAATACGGCTAGAAGATGCAGTTCCTACATTGAGAGTATTACCTGTCTTTGTAAGACCATCACCCGCAGTAATCTGACCCGCACCTGAGAACTGCGCCCAAGTAATAGATGTGCTTCCCAATGTCCCACCTGCATCTATTGTGCAGATAAAGCCAGAGTCAGCGTTAGTTGTACCTTTTTCAACAAAGGTAAAAGCCGCAACCAACTCAGCATAAGTGTCAGCATCGGTTGTGCGTGTCCATGAACCTGTTGCACACAAGTAAATACCATTAGCAGAAGCAGTAGATTGATCTTTAACCAAGACCCGATCACCCGCAACAATCGATATGCCATCAATGGTTTGTGCGCCAGACAAAGTAATGTTTGCAGTAGTAGCTGCAACAACAGAGGCTTTGGCATCAATACCTTGGGCTAGTGCATCCACATAACCCTTGGTAGCCGCATCAGAATCGTTTGTAGGGCTTGCCAAACCAGTAATGGTTGCCGATGTACTGCTATCCATATCCAATGCGCCAGAGATGGTCACATTGTTGAATGTAGAAGTACCAGAAGCAGCAGTTACATTGCCTGTCAGGTTGCCAGTTACGTTGCCTGTGACATTGCCTGTAACTGCACCCGTTACATTGCCTGTTACGTTACCTGTCACTGCACCTGTCAATGGGCCACTAAAGCCTGTATTCGCAGTGATGTTTGTGCCAGTAATGGCAAGTGGAGAAGAGCCACCAATTACCGCACCATTGATTGTTCCTGCACTAATGGCAGCAGAAGCAATCGTAGCGGCTGTGCTAACAGTAAGGTTGGTAAATGTTCCCGCTGCGGCAGTTGTTCCACCGATAACCGCACCATTTATCGTACCGCCAGTAATGGTGGCAGAAGAGTTATCTGTCTTTGTTGCTATAGCAGTAGCAATGTTATTGAACTCTGTGTCAATCTCAGTACCCTTAACAATCTTTAAAGGATTGCCAGGCGAGAGATTATCTTTGGTTGCAAAGTTAGTGGATTTTGAATAATTAGACATAATTTATCCTATCTTGCCTTCTTTGGCTTGAAGTTCAATTTTCTGAATTGACAACTGAGTGCCATTGATAGTGGCTTCGTAACCAGTTTGTACGATTTTACCTGCACTTGAAGCATTACTTGTTAGTGCTTTAATTGGAATGCCACTTGAATAGTCTGCAACCGCATACTCGCCAACCCCATACTCAAAATAGCCTTGAGGTGGAATAAAGACGTTTTCTGACTGATAAGCACCTGAATAGTCAAAAGCCCACTTGATTGTGAGGAACTGGTTAGAACCACCAATAACCACAGCAGTAATAGACTTCAGAATGGAAATCTGATTAGGGTTTCCTAAGTCAGCATTGTTTGTGTAGTACAGGAATCGATAAGTAGAAG